AGGATTAAAGTACGAGGTATTATTACTTGATGGAGGACTATTTGACCTCTATCATGTGAATAACCGCAAAGAAATGCTGGAAGGTTTACAACTTATGGAATCAGTTGTGCTGAAAGAATTTAATAAGGAGAAGAAGTAGTGGCTGCTAATGTACAAAAAGTCACTCTTGCTTTAAAGCTTGAAGGTGTTGCTGGTGTAAAAAATTTAGGTAAAGATTTTAAAGAATTAAATAAAACATTAAAACTCACAAGACCACAGTTAGATAAGCTTGTAAAATCAATTACCAAAGTACATGGAAATACTAAGTTAAGTAAAGTTGCATTTGAAAAGCAGATAAGTGCATTAACAAAACTAAAAAATAATGTTGGTATTGGTACTGTTGCATATAAAAAACTATCAACTGAGTTAGATAAAGTACGAGCAAAAATGAACGCTGTTACGGCAGCAGCAGCACCGCAAGGAGGAATTTTCCAGAGGTTAAATGCAAGGTTTAAGAAAATACCAGTAGGAGGCAGAGCAGCACTTGGAGCATTAGCTGGAACGGCAACAGCAGGGCTTGGTTCTACAGGTCAACTTGCCTTTGCTGGAGGTGCGGTTGGAGGTGCGCCGGGTGCATTGGCTGGTGCTGGTTTAGGTGCTGCTGTTGATTTAGCAAAATTTGGTGCTGAGTCTGCTTCATATGCCTCGCAAATACAAAAGCTACAGATTGCATTAAGAGGTGTTACTAAAAACCAAGGTGATTTTGTCAAAGGTTTAGATATTATTTCTACAACATCAAAAAAATTAAATGTACCAATCGCTGCATCTACCAAACAATTTACAACTTTGTCAGCTTCTGTGCTTGGTGCTGGCGGAACTATAGAAGATGCGGAACTTGTATTTACTGGAGTATCAAATGCTATTAAGGCAACTGGTGGTAACGCAGAAGATGTGCAATCTGCAATTCGAGCTATGTCGCAGATCTTTGGTAAAGGTAAGGTATCTGCGGAAGAACTACAGGGTCAGTTGGGTGAAAGACTAGCTGGTGCTGTAGTGAAATTTGCAGAAGCTAATGGTAGTAGTTTGGCTAAATTACAAAAAGATTTAAGAGATGGAACTGTAGGACTAGATCAGGTTATAAAGTTTGCACAGAAATTAAATACTGATTTTGCAGAGACAGCACAAGAAGTTGCTAATTCATCTGCTGATGCAGGTCAAAGATTAAAAACAACAATGGATAGGTTGAAACTTGCTGTAGGTACTATATTGCAACCTATTGGAGCAGAGTTTCAGAGAGTGTTTGGAGCTATTGTTGGTGCTATTACAGATGCTATAGAAGCATTTAATAAATTTATGGGTATTGGTCTAGGTAATGCTATTGCTAAAACAGAAAAAAATATTGCATCGTTGAGAAAAAGAATTGAAGAATCTACCGATGATAAATTAATAGAAAGAAGATTATTACCAGCGTTAAAGAAAGCCGAGGCAAAATTAAAAAGATTGATGGGCGAACAAACTGAAGATGAAGAGGGTGGAGGTGGTTTGCCACCACTAGAAACTGGAGATAAATCACCTCTTAAGTCATTTGCTGAAAGTGCATTTAATCTTGCAAAACAAACTGAAGAAGCATTTGTAAATGCTTTCAAAGGTATGGAGGATGCTTTAGTTAAGTTTGTAATGACAGGTAAATTAAACTTTAAAGATTTAGCAAATTCTATTATCGCTGATTTGACAAGGATGCTTGTTAGGGCAGCCATTACTAAACCTTTATTTGGAGCATTATTTCCTGGCCTAGCTGATGGTGGTGTTATTAGCGGTGGTGAAATTGTACCAAGTGCTAAAGGTAATGTTTTTGCTAAAAATAAAATTGTTCCATATAAATATGGAGGTGTTGTTGATAAGCCAACCTTATTCCCTATGGCAAATGGTATGGGCTTAATGTCGGAAGCCGGGGCGGAAGCAATCATGCCTCTGAAACGTGGTAGGGATGGAAAACTTGGAGTGCAAAGTTCTGGAGGTATTGGTAATATTGTTGTAAACGTAGATGCTTCTGGGTCTTCTGTTGAGGGTAATGAGCAGCAATCAGCAGCACTTGGAAAAATGCTTGGTTCTGTTATACAAGCAGAACTTATTAAACAAAAAAGACCGGGAGGTTTACTTTCATAATGGCTGAGACATTTCCATCAATAGATCCTGTTTATGGTGTTACTAAAGATATTAAGCCTTTTGTAACCAGAGCTAGATTTCAAGATGGTTACGAGCAAGTAATAAAGTTTGGATTAAATATAAATCCAAAAGTTTATAATTTAAACTTTGAAAATATTACGGAAGCTCAAAGTGACACAATAGAAACTTTTTTAGATGCTCGGATTGCAGACGGAGATTATTTTAACTGGCAAGCACCTGATGAGGCATCAACTTCTAAATATCGTGCATTAGATAGAGTAAAAAAAATAGATTACCCTGGTTTAGCAACAATAACAGTTACTTTTACAGAAGTATTTGAACCCTGATGGCAATACCTGTAGCTGAACTACAAAAACCTAATCCAAGTAATATTGTTGAGCTTTTTAAGCTAGAACTTAATACAACGATGCATGGAGTTTCTCAGACTTATTATTTTCATAATGGTACAAATCAAAATGAAGGTAATAATGTAATTTTTAATAATATTGAATACACAAGGATGCCAATAGAGGCTGATGGTTTTGAATACAACGGCAAGCAAACACCAAGACCTACTCTTAAAATATCTAATATTTTAGGAACAATAACAACAATATTACTGACACTTCCTCAAGGTTTAGAAGGAGCAAAGGTTACTAGAGTTAGGACTTTGCAAAGATATATTGATAATGCAAATTTTACTGGAGGAGAGATTTTATTAGAAAACGGCTCAAATCTTTTGCTAGAAAATGGTAGTGCAATAGATATGGAAACTGGTATAAATCCTTTTGGTACTCCAGATCCTACTGCAACATTTGATGAGCAAATTTTTCTTATTGATCGTAAGTCATCAGAAAATAGAATGGAAGTTGTATTTGAACTTGCTGCAAGCTCTGATGTTCATGGTGTGAGACTACCTAAACGGCAAGTTTTACCAGATGATTTCCCTGGTGTAGGTACGTTCTTCTGATGTGGCAAGATGACGCACTAGATCATGCAGTACAGGAAAATCCTAGAGAATCCTGTGGTCTTTTAGTTATCAAAAAAGGGAAAGAAATATATTATCCATGTAAAAATTTAGCTTCTAAAGCTACAGATCAATTTATCATTGATGCTGACGATTGGGTGCGTATTGAAGATAATGAAGGAGAAATAGTTGCTGTTGTTCACAGTCATCCAGTAACAAGTGCAGAACCAAGCGAAGCAGATAGAGTGGCTTGTGAGAAATCGAATCTTAAATGGTGGATTATTCAACCTAATCTTAAACAATGGGGCTACTGTGAGCCATGTGGTTACAAAGCACCACTTATAGGTAGGCAATGGGTATGGGGTGTAACTGATTGTTGGAGTTTATGTAGAGATTGGTACAAAGAAGAGTTAGGTATTGAATTAATTGATTGGGTTAGACCAAATGATCCAGACGAATTTATAAAAAACCCTATGTTTAACGATTGTTTTGCTAAAACAGGATTTAGAGAATTACTACCAACTGAAGACTTAAAATATGGTGATTTATTATTAATGTCTATAAGTAGTAGCGGATTGAATCATATTGGTGTTTACTTAGGACAGCAGACAGTTTTGCATCATTTACAAAATAGATTATCAAGTCGTGATCTATTAGATGAATGGCTGCTAAAATGCACAGGTAAAAGGATTCGTTATGCTGCGTAAAATTAAGCTATACGGAGAACTCGCAAAGTTTGTAGGAGAAAAAACTTTGGAGGCAGAAGTTAATAATGCTGCTCAAGCAATAAGATTTCTAGTCGTTAATTTTCCTAAGTTAGAAGCTCATATGTCTGATAAATATTACAAGGTAATAATAGATAATTGGGAATTAAACGATAAAGAATTGCATTATCCAAGTGGAAAGAACGATATAAAAATTGTTCCTGTTGTTGGCGGTGCTGGAGGTGGTGCTGGAAGACAAATATTATTTGGAGCTATAATAATTGGTGCGAGTTTTATGTTTCCTGGTGCTGGTATGTTTGGGACAGTTGGTTTGGGAGGTAGTGGAGTTGCTGGTGCTGGATATTCTGGGTTAGCTGTAACAGGTGGCTTTTTAACAAAAGTTGGAACAATAACTTCTGTTATAGGTGCATCTCTTGTTTTAAATGGCATTAGTACAATGCTCACACCTGTTGAAACAATTCCAGAAGAGAATCAAGACCCTAGAAGATCATTTAATTTTAGTGGCATCCAAAATACATCGAGAGCCGGGGTTGCCGTTCCTGTGATATATGGTCGTACCATAACCGGGTCAGTCGTGATCTCAGCAAATATCACAAACGAACAGGTGGAAGTATGAGCAAGATTATTGGTTCTGGTGGTGGCGGTGGAAAAGGTGGTGGTGGCGGTGGTGGCACTCCTACCGAGGCAAAAGACAACCTTGATTCTAAGGCTTTTGCAAGAGTTTTAGACCTTATAGGCGAGGGTGAAATTCAAGGACTTGAAGATGGAGCAAAATCAATATTTTTAAACAATACTCCGTTGCAATCTGCTGATGGTACTTTTAATTTTAAAGACGTAACTTTTGAAGCAAGAACAGGGACTTCTAATCAAACAACAATTCCTATCACAAGAGATGTTGCTACAACAAAAGCAACAGGGTTTTCAACAGTTCCACAAGCATCACCAAAAATAATACAAATAACAGATTCAGATGTAGATGCAGTATCAGTGCAAATAACAGTTCCTCAATTACAAAAATTTAGTGATGAGGGAGATATTTTTGGAACAAGCGTACAACTAGAAATAGCTGTTCAATATAGTGGTGGATCATATTCAACTGTCGTTTCTGGCAATGCAGGGACTATTACAGGAAGAACTCCTGATACTTACATCAGAGATTATTTAATAAATTTAGATGGTGCTTTTCCTGTAAATATCAAAGTTACTAGAATTACAGCAGATAGTGGCTCAAGCAAGTTAACCAATGCGTTTCAATTCAATAATTATGTAGAAATAAAATACGATCAAAGAACTTATCCTAATTCAGCACTTGTAGGACTAAAAATTGATGCAGAACAATTTAGTTCTATTCCAACTAGGAAATATTTAGTAAAAGGTATAAAGGTAAAAATTCCACATAATGCAACAGTTAATAGCGATGGCAGTTTGTCTTATACAGGTACATTTAATGGAACTTTAGGTGCTGCTCAATATACAAATGACCCTGCTTGGTGTTTATATGATCTTTTAACTTCTGACAGGTATGGCTTGGGTTCACATTTACAAGAATCTGCTTTAGATAAATTTAGTTTTTATCAAGCTTCTGTTTATTGTGCCGAACAAGTAGATGACGGAACTGGAACAGGTACGACTGAGCCTAGATTTAGTTGTAATGTTGCAATACATAATCAACAGGAAGCATATAACGTAATAAATCAAATGTGTAGTGTTTTTAGATCAATGCCATTCTGGAGTGCAGGCGCATTAACAATAGCTCAAGACTCACCAAAAGATTCAAGTTATTTATTTACATTAGCAAATGTATTAGAACCTGGTTTTAGTTATTCTAATACAAGTCAAAAGCAAAGACCTACAGTAGTTATCGCTAAATATTTAGATTTAGAGCTTAGAGATATAAATTATGTTGAGCAAATTGACTCTGCAAACCAAGCTAGGTACGGCTCAGTTGTTAAAAATATAAACAGTTTTGCTTGCACATCAAGGGGTCAAGCTTCTCGTCTAGCAAAATGGATGCTCTACATGAGTAATGTAGAAAGAGAAGTTGTGACATTTAGTTGCGCTATAGATGCTGGAGTTCTTGTAAGACCTGGACAAGTTATTGAAATTGCTGACCCAGTTAAATCTGGAGAGAGAAGAGGTGGGCGAGTTGTAAGTGCAACTACAAATTCTGTAACAATAGATGATACAACCGATATAACTTATTCTTTTGGGGCTACTTTATCTGCAATATTGCCTGATGGCTCTGTAGAAAGTAAAACTGTAAGCGGAATATCAGGGTCAGTTATATCTCTTGGACAACATTTTAGTTCTGCACCTCAAGCTAATAGTGTTTGGATATATCAAACTACAGGATTACAAACAAGCACTTGGAGAGTTTTATCAATAGAAGAAAAAGATAGAGCTTTTTATACTGTAACAGCAAGTGAATATAACTCTGGTAAGTATGCACACGTTGAAAGTGGTATAACTTTACCAACAAGAGACATAACTAATCTAGACATAGCACCAGCCTCTCCAACTGGGATAACAGCAGAAGAAGTTATTTATGAGAATACTGGAATTGCAAGGGTAAAAATTATTGTAAGTTGGACTACCTCAACAGATAATGTTTACGTTAGATGGAGATTTGAGGATGGCAACTATACTTCTCGTTCTGTTGAAGGTGCTAAAAGTTATGAAATATTAGATACGATTGCTGGTAATTATACGATTGAAGTTTATAGCGTTAGTGCCTCTGGTCTAAGATCTACATTGCCTAACTCATTAAGTCCATTTGTAGCTGTAGGAAAAACTGCACTCCCATCAAATGTAAGTGGTGTTAGTCTATTACCGATAGATGAGTCAAGTGCAATATTAAGTTGGAATCGTGCTACAGAACTTGACGTGTTGCTAGGAGGAAAAACCCTCATCAGGCACTCTTCTTTAACTACAGGCGCACAATGGAAAGATGCACAAGAAATTGTTGTCGCTGCTGCTGGCAACCAAACACAAAAAATTGTTCCTTTACTTGAGGGAACTTATTTAATTAAATTTGAGGATGATGGAGGAAGACAGTCTGATGCACCTGGTTCACAAGATTCTGATTGGAATAACACAAGAGTTACGACTAATTTACCTGCACCATCAGAAAGACTTATTGTAGGAACTATTGATGAACACACCCCAAACTTTACAGGTTCTAAAACAAATACAATTTATGATTCTTCTTTAGATGCTTTGAAACTTGTAGTTACAAATAATGCAACAGCAACATCTGGAGAATATATTTTTACTAATTCCGTTGATTTAACACAACCTTATGATGTCAATTTAAGAAAAACATTAAAAGCAAGTAGTTTTATTTTAAATAGTTTATGGGACTCACGAACTGATTTGATTGATACTTGGGGATATATTGATGGTGTTGGAGGTACAACTGAGGCTACAAAATGTAATGCTGCTGTTTATGTAAGATCAACTAATGATAATCCTTCTGGATCTCCAACTTGGAGTGCATATAAAGAGTTTAGTAATGTATTAATTACTGGCAGAGCATTTCAATTTAAGGCAATATTAACAAGTAATGACACAAACCAAAACATAGCTGTTACTGAATTAGGAGCTACACTAGAATTACAAGGAAGAGTAGAAAGTATCTCGACACCTGTAACTACAGGCTCGTCACAATACACTGTATCTTTCGCAAATCCATTTAAACAAACACCAACTGTAGTAGTGACTCCAACAAATCAACAAACTGGAGATTTTTATGAACTTGCTAATATTAGTAGAACAGGCTTTCAAGTCACATTTAAAAATGGAAGTGCAGCAGTTGCTAGATCGTTTGTATGGGCTGCATCAGGATTTGGAAAGGAGGTAACATAATATGAGTAACGGACATGACTATGATATTGCTAATGCAGTAGGCCAAACCTTCAGAGCAGATTTAAATGTTTGTCTTGGGGATATACAATCACTTAATAGTGGATCTTCAGATCCAAGCACGACTGTTGCTTATAAAATATGGGCTGATACTGCAAATAATTTATTAAAAATAAGAAATTCTGCTAATAATGGTTGGTTAACTCTTGGAGATTTAACAGATGCTAATAATCTAGGACTTGCAACTAAAGCATCTCCTACTTTTACAGGTACAGTCACTTCAAGTGGTGATCTTGTTTTATCGGGTACTGGTTCTTTGCAATTACCAACAGGAACTACTGCTCAAAGACCAACCCCTGCTACTGGAGACATAAGATTTAATACTACTCTCACGCAATTTGAAGGGTATAACGGATCTGCATGGGGTGAAATTGCAAATGGAGTTCCAGCAGGGTCAGTATTTACCTTTGCAACTACTACAGTTCCATCAGGTTATTTAGAGTGTAATGGTGCTGCTGTGAGTAGATCAACTTATGCAACTTTATTTAGTGCAATATCAACAACATGGGGTGTAGGTGATGGATCTTCTACATTTAATTTGCCTGATCTTCGAGGGCAATTTGTAAGAGGTTGGGATAATAGTGCTGGAGTTGATAGTGGTAGAAGTTTTGCTTCTTCTCAATCAGATCAAAATAAACAACACAATCACTCTCTCAGTACTGCAAGTTTGACAGGTGGTATTAGAAAAATATCAGAAGGTTTTGGTGCTAATGGTTCTGCAACTGGTGTATTTACAAAGACACAAGACGGCAATAACACTATAACAGGTAGTTCTTCTACTAGCCCTGTTGGAGGTGTTGACTTTGATGGTTCACACACTCATACAATGGGTACTGAGGGTGGCTCAGAAGTTCGTGTCAAAAACTATGCTCTAATGTATGTAATTAAATTCTAATTATGACAAACAAAAAAATATCAGAATTAACAGCATTAACAGCACCAGCAAGTACAGATTTACTGGCTATTGTTGATGTAAGTGGTGGTGGTACAGGGTCAAACAACAAAATTACATACGCTAATTTACTCAGCAAAGCACCTGACGGATCTGCTTCTGCACCATCTTTTAGTTTTAATTCAGACACTAACTCAGGAATAAGTGGTGGCTCAGATACTTTAACTTTTAGTACAGGTGGAGTTGGTAGGATGTCTATTAGTTCTGCTGGTCTTGTAAATATTCCTGGGGATCTAACAGTTGGTGGGACAACTACTACAATCAACACAACTAATCTTGATGTTGAAGATAAAAATATTACTCTTGGAAAAGTATCAACTCCAAGCGATACAACTGCTGATGGAGGTGGACTTACTCTAAAAGGCGCATCTGATAAAACATTTAATTGGGTCAATGCAACAGATTCATGGACAAGTAGTGAGCATTTGTCTGTTTCTGGTCAAAAAGAGGTTAGATATTTAGATGCAGATTCATCACATTATGTAGGTTTTAAATCTCCAGCTACAGTTTCATCAAATGTTGTCTGGACTTTACCTTCTGCTGATTCTTCTGTTAGTGGATATGTATTATCAAGTAATGCTTCTGGAGTCCTTAGTTGGGTAGCACCTGGCCAAAACGCAGATCCTAATTTTACAGGTACATTAACTCTTACTGATGATGGCAATATTAGAGGATTCGCCTCAACCCATGCCACATATACTGGTTCGGTAAAAACTTTTACAGTTACTGTTGCAAGTAAAACAGCAGCCCATAGATATAACGGAAGTGGATCTAGTAACGGATATAAAATTGATGGTAAAGAAGCACCATTCTTAACTCTTACACCAGGACGTACTTATAAGTTTGACCAATCAGATAATAGTAATAGTGGTCACCCTCTTCGTTTTTATCTAGAAGCAAATAAAACTACAGCATACACAACAAACGTAACTACAAACGGAACTGCTGGTTCTAGTGGTGCTTATACGCAAATAGTTGTAGGTGATACAACTCCAATGGTAATTCATTACCAATGTTCATCTCATGCATTGATGGGTAATGGTGTAGCAACAAACTCTGCAACAGCTACAGGAACTCTTCTCTCTAGTCTAAGTGTTAGCGGAAACATGGATGTTACTGGCACATTTACTGTTAGTGACAATATTTTGATGACAGGTACAGGAGCTATTGATGTCGCTTCTGGCACTACTGCACAAAGACCTGGCTCTCCCTCCGCAGGTATGTTTAGATTTAATAGTCAGACATCAGAATTTGAAGGATATGATGGAAGTGCTTGGGGTGAGATTGGTGGGGCAGCAGCTACAGGTACAGCAGATTTATTAGACATTGCAACATCTTCTGGAACTGGTGGAGGTGGATCAACTTTTGATGGTAATCGCTATCGTTTCAAATTAGTGACAAAAGGTACAAGTAATGCAGTAACACCAACTAATGCAGAAATTTTACGAGTGTCAATAAATGGTGTGATGCAACAACCTAATGATGGTACTGGACAAGGAGATATGACAGAGGGATATGTTGTTGACGGAACTGATATTATCTTTGACTCTGCTCCTCCTAGTGGTGCTACATATTTCATCATTAATATGGGAGCTACGATTGCGATTGGAACTCCAGGTGACAACACAGTAACAAGTGCAAAGATAGTCGATGGAACTATTGTTGGTTCGGATTTAGCTACTAATATTGACCTTGCTGATAACCAAAAGATTAGACTTGGAGGAGGGAATGATTTACAAATTTATCACGACAGCATAAATAGTTATATAGAAAATATTACTAATTTTCTTCAAATTAATTCCACATCGGCAGTTTTTATAAAAGCTGGTAACGAGCATTGTATTGACGCAAATCATAACGGAGCAGTCAAACTCTACTATGACAATGCTAAAAAACTTGAAACAGTTACAGGTGGAGTTACTATCACAGGAACTTGCACAGCAACAGCCTATGCAGGGGATGGATCGGGTCTTACTGGAGTTTCGTCACAAGTTGCTGATGGTTGTATTACAGAAAACTCGCTAACAATTTCAAATAATTACACTATGACAACTAATAAGTCAGGAGTTAGTGCTGGTGATATAACAATAGCAAGTGGAGTAACAGTTACCATTCCGTCAGGTTCACGCTATGTTATTGTCTAGGGGGTAAATTATGCCAATAGTATTAAACGGAACTACAGGAGTTATATCAGGAGTACCAGTTGGAGGTTTACCAGATGGGATTGTTGATACTGATATGTTGGCTGCAAATGCTGTAACAGCAGCTAAAACAAGCGGTCTTGCTTCTGTAAATGGAATAACAGAAGCAGACCAATGGAGAGTAACTTCAGACTTTGGAATGAATAGCCAATATGCTGCTACCATCACTGCAAATTGGGAAAGGAATGATACAACTTTTGAAAAAATTGGTACTGGAATGTCTGTCAATAGCAGTAATGGACATTGGACTTTTCCTTCAACAGGAAAATGGCTCATACAAGTACATTGGACTGGAGAGAGAAGTAGTGGTCAGAGTTACTGGGGTATTCATTATTGTTATGGAATGACTGATGGTGTCCAATCTAATGGCTTTGAGATAATGCAATCTTATGTTGGTATTGCTGGTAATAACGGCAGAAATACTGCATTTATGCAAGCTATGTTTGATGTTCAAAATACATCAGGTTATAAACTTCTTTTTGGATATTATGACAACATCAACCAAACCACAACTTACAAAGGTAGTAGTACAACTAATAAAAATTCTTATACATTTTTAAAATTAGGAGAAACTTAATGAGTCAAATTAAATTATTACATAGCGGTGGAAATGGAGTTATATTATCTGCACCAAATTCTAATCCTTCCTCTGATATAAATTTAAAGTTACCTCAAGCTGATGGCTCATCTGGTCAGTTCTTAAAAACAGATGGATCAGGAAATTTATCATTTGCTGCTGGAGGTGGGATTACAGAAGCTGATGAGTGGAGAATAACCTCTGATTACACAGGGACTTCTGCATTTCTTACAGCAAATTGGTCGAGAGTAAGTGGTAATTTTGATAAAATTGGCACTGGAATGAGTCAAAGTTCTGGACTTTTTGCTTTTCCATCTACAGGAATATGGCTTGTATCATTTCAATGTTTAGCATATTCTTATGACACAACTTATAACTACATTGGTGGGTCAATACGAGATACTACTGATAATGGTAGTAATTTTGGTACAGGAGCAGAGCAGTTTGGCTTTATGGTTTCTGGGGGTAATAGATACCATAGTACTTTTATGCAATTTATGTTTGACGTTACAGATGTATCAACCCATAAAGTTAAATTTTATGTTGAATCAGCATCTTCTGTAAGGTGGTTATCTAGCGGTGGTAAGAATTTTACTTATGCTACCTTTATAAGGTTGGGGGATACATAATATGGATAAAAACTGCAATTATGCTAAATTTATTACAATAAGGAACATTTAAATGGAAGTAAACGGAAGAGCAAATCACATAGAAGATTATCTTGTAACAGTCAGAACAGGACAATGGTTTGGTTGGTCTGACTCAAAAAACAAAATCTATGCAAATCTTATTGTGCATGATGGTGGCTCTAAACCCACAGAAAAAGAGTGTACAGATGGACTTGCTGCATTACAGACTGCATGGGATTTAGAAAATGATTCTTATAAATCAAAGAGAAGAGCAGAATATCCAGATTTTGCTAGTCAAATGGACGATATATACCATAATGGAATAGATGGCTGGAAAGCTACCATAAAAGCTATTAAAGACAAATATCCTAAATCATGACAAGTAGATTAATTGTTAACAGTATTAGACATACAGGAGCATCAACTGATGCATTAACTTTAGATAGTTCTGGTAATATTACTTGTAATGGAACAGCTACAGGCTTTGGAGGGGGAGGGGGTGCAACTGGTATTGATTTTAATGATGATACTAAAATTCGATTTGGAGGTAGTAATCAATTAGAAGTATTTTATGGAAACTCTATAGGGAATGTCAAAGTTACGTCAGGTAATTTAAATCTTATTTCTTCTGGGGGAGTTGTAACTAAAGTAAATACAAGTGAAGATGCTGTTGTTTGCAATGCAAACTCAAGTGTGGACTTATATCATAATGGGACAAAAAGAGTTGAAACAACAGCCGAGGGGCTTGCTATTTTTAGTACAACTAGTCCTACAACGAGTGCTACCTCAAGTGGCGATGAATTAGTTATATCGGGTGATGGTGTGACAGGTATGACTATACACACCAATAGCTCATCAAGTAGTTCTAATATTTTCTTTTCTGACCCTGATGATAATAATGTTGGAAGTATTAGGTATTTGCATAATAATAATCAAATTAGACTTCTTTTAAATGGAAATGGAACTCCTGTTATGCAATTTAATTCTAATCTGACAATATATTTTAATGGTAATATGTATTCCAACGGAAACTCTTACAGTACAGGTTCTGACCTTCGTATGAAATCTAATTTAGTTCAGTTTACTAATCCACTTGATGATTTAAAAAAACTAACTGGATATAAATTTGACATAAAAAATACTAATACAGGTGAAACAAGAAAGTCTGCTGGTCTTATTGCTCAAGATGTTGAAAAAGTATATCCTGAGTTTGTAGATGAAAACCCCGAAACAGGGATGAAATCGCTTGAATATAATACATTTATAGGTGTTCTAGTAGAAGCTGTAAAAGAGTTGACAACTAGAGTTGAAACATTAGAATCTAGCTAATTATGGGATTAACTAAAGCACAAGCTGCTGGACTCGCTGATACTTCTGTTAGTGCAGGGAGTTATGGTTCTGCCACTGCAATACCAGCAATCACAGTTGATGCACAGGGTAGAATAACTGCTGCATCAACAAACGCTATATCTGCTGGTGGAGAAACTGATAGTATATTTCAAAACCCAACAACAGCCACAGGAAATATTACTGTTGGTAATGGTAAAAATGGAATGGTTGCTGGCGAATTTTCAATGGGGTCATATACTTTAACTATACCTTCTGGATCAACCTTTACAGTAGTCTAATGCCAGTATCAATTAACGGACAGACAGGAGTAATTACAGGAATCGCAGTAGGAGGTTTACCTGATGGCTGTATTGCTGCTGCCGATTTAGCAAGTGGTGCTGGAGGAAAAATTCTTCAAGTTGTTCAAGAGGCTGCAACTGATCATGTTTCTGCATCTGTCGGTGCATCACCTACATTATCAACTGATTTAATTTCCAAAGCTATTACACCATCAGCGACAAGTAGTAAAATATTAGTAAGAGCTAGTTT